GGTGGTGGTAAAGGCGGTGGAACAAGCAATAGTTTAGGTTACATTCAAGGCACTGGTGGTACATACACTGGTGATGGTGGTGGTAATGGAGGTACACACTCCACAGCAGATCCCCCATTATACTCCGCTGGTGGTGGAGGTGCTGGAGGTTATTCAGGCACTGGTGGTAATGGTGGTATAGGTGGTACATCTAACACAGGTTATGTAACTGCCACAGCAGGTTCTGGTGGTGCTGGTGGCGGTGGGGGTGGTAGTGCCGGAGGAAGTGGCTATACTGCCGGAGGTGGAGGCGGTACAGGCTTATTAGGTAGTGGTTCTAGTGGCTCTGGTGGCGCATCTGGCGGTAGTAGTTCAAATGGATCTGGTGGTGTTGGAGGTTCGTCAGGATCTACAGGATCTAACGGATCTTCCACAGGTGGTGCTGGTGCTGTCTATGGTGGTGGTGGAGGTGCTGGAGCAACCACAGGCAGTACTACTGGAGGTAATGGTTCTGGTGGTGGTGTAAGGATTATATGGGGAGCAGGACGTTCATTCCCGTCAACTAATACCGGAGATGTGTGATGGCTCTCCAAGCAGACGAACACGTAAAACAGATTGGTGATGCCTTATCAATCATCACTGTTGTTGGTACCTTAGCTAACCTGTTACCAGCTATTGCAGCTATCCTTACCATTGTATGGACTGCAATCAGGATATGGGAAACAGATACAGTACAGATGATCTTTGGAAGGAAGAAAGATGAAACAAAAACCAAAGAAGATTGAGAAGGTTATGCGTGAATATAAAGAAGGAACACTGCATAGCGGTAAAGGTGGTCCTGTAGTTAAGTCACGTAAGCAAGCAGTTGCTATTGCCTTATCAGAGGCTGGTATGGCTAAGAAGAAAGGAAAGAAGAAATGATGAAACCCTGTCCAGGATGTCCTACCCCAGCTAAGTGCAAGAAAGCTGGTAAGTGTATGATGAAAGCCAAAGAAGCAAAGAGAACAAAGTGAAACCAGGACTATACGCTAACATCCAAGCTAAGCGTAAGCGTATTGCCGAAGGCTCTGGTGAAAAGATGAAGAAGCCTGGAAGTAAAGGTGCTCCAACAGCTAAAGATTTCAAGGAGGCAGCTAAAACTGCTAATAAGAAATGAAAGACTCTAGATTGGAAAGGGCGGGAGTGTCTGGGTACAACAAACCGAAGCGTACACCGGACCATCCTACGAAATCTCACATTGTTGTTGCAAAGGACGGTGATCAAGTAAAGACGATTCGCTTCGGACAACAAGGTGTTAAAGGTTCTCCTGAAGGTTCAGCAAGGAACAAAGCCTTTAAAGCTCGTCATGCAGAAAACATCTCAAAAGGTAAGATGTCAGCGGCTTACTGGGCCAATAAGGTGAAATGGTAATGGCTACCTTTCTTGATTGTGTTAATGGCGTTCTTAGGCGCATTAGAGAAGACCAAGTTACTTCAATCACAGATAGTGACTATGCTGTGTTGATTGGTGATATGGTCAATGAAGCTAAGAGAGAAGTTGAAGATGCTTGGAACTGGTCTGTGCTTCGTCAAACGATCACAGTCACTACAGCAGCATCAACAACGAATTATGCTTTGTCTGGTTCTAATCTAAGAACTAAGATTGAAGATGCTTTCATACCCGCTGCACACTGGTATCTACGTCAGCTATCAGCAGCAGAGATGAACATGTACTTAAATGTTCTCAGTGCTCCTACTGGTCGTCCTAGCAGCTATGCTATGGCTACGACAAGCTCTGCTGGTGTATTGTCCGTTGATGTATTCCCTGTTCCAGATGCAGTTTACACACTGAAGTTTGATTGCATTGTACCTCAAGCAGATCTTGTTAATGATACTGATGTTATCTATGTACCATCAGATGTTGTTATCCAAGGTGCTTACCTACGTGCTATCAATGAACGTGGAGAGGATGGTGGTCGTCTATCTGATCAGCAAGCAGATCTTTATCGTAAGACACTTGCTAACTATATCTCTATTGAAGCTGGTAGAGAGAGTGATTTAGTTCTCTGGGAAGCAGTATAATGGCTGATCAGTTAAAACCAGTCACTATTGTTGCTCCAGGATTCTTTGGGTTAAATACACAAGATTCTTCTGTAACTTTACCTAAGGAATTTGCTTTAAGAGCTGACAATGCAGTTATTGATCAATATGGTCGTATTGCTGCTAGGCGTGGATGGGATAATGTCAATACATCCTCTGGTTTTAATAGCACAGAACCTACAGTTATTCACCAAGTCATTAAAGAAGATGGTTCTACAGAGATCCTAACCATTGGTGACAATAAGATCTATTCAGGTACTACTTCATTAACACTGAAGTACACTGGTACTACATGGACAGCACAGAACTGGAAAGTAGTAACTTTCAATGGCTTTACTTACTTCTTTCAACGTGCTCACGCACCAATCATATACGATCATACCACAGGTAATTATTCACTTGTGTCCGCTTATTCAGGCTACACAGGAACAGTACCACAAGGTAATGAAGTCTTAGCTGCTTACGGTCGTCTATGGGTTGCTGATACAACATCTAACAAAACATTGGTTACTTGGTCCGATACCTTAATTGGTTATGCTTGGACAGGAGGCTCTTCAGGGTCTGTTGATATTGAGGCTGTGTTTACTAACGGAACAGATAGTATCGTAGCTCTAGCAGCCTTTAATGGTCGCTTAATTGTATTCTGTAAGAAGTCTATAGTTATCTATAGCGGTGCTGCTAGTAATCCCACAAGCAATTTAGTTTTAGAAGAGGTTATTGATGGAGTTGGGTGTATTAGCCGTGATTCTATCCAGGATGTCGGGACAGATATTTTCTTCTTATCCGAGACAGGTGTTAGAAGTCTTGGACGAGTCATACAAGAAAAATCAGCACCTATATTCGATGTGTCTAAAAATGTCAGAGATGATCTTATCTCAGATGTTATCGCCAACAACGACAACGAAAACATCAGATCAGTCTTCTACGAGAAAGATGGGTTCTATCTCTTAAGTTTACCTACAAGAGGTGTATCTTACTGTTTTGACACAAAACAAAGACTACAAGATACTTCATGTAAAACTACAGTGTGGACATTAGCACCTAAAGCACTATGCAGCACGAATGATCGTAAACTGTACATAAGTAGATCTGGTTACTTAGCTGAGTACACAGGTACAAGCGATAACGGAGAAACATTCAGGTTTGCTTACTACACAGCACACATTGATGCCGGTGCTGCTTCAATCTTTAAGATACTTAAGAAGTTAGTTCTGTTAGTTATCGGTGGACAGTCTACTAGAGTTACCTTCAGATGGGGTACTGATTATGGTACTGCTTATCGAACAACACAGACAACATTAGATAGTTTTACTCGGTCAGAGTACAACATTGCTCAATACAACATTAACGAATACAACGCTGGTTTACTTATCAATAGTATTCGTAAACCTATTAGCGGCTCAGGAAGAGTGTTTCAGGTCGGTATTGAAGCTGACATAGGATCTGACATCTTTTCTATTCAACAATTGGACGTATTTGTGAAAACAGGTAGGGTCATATAATGGCTATTCAGCAGAATACTGGGTTTAGGATGATGGAGGGAGGTTTAGAAGACACTCCTTTAACAATGTCTGAAGACGCTTCAAGAACTGCTTTTGATCAAGTAACTTCAGGTATTAGTAACCTGTATCAGAACATGCTTCAAAGATCCCCTGATGCTGGTGGTTTACAGTATTGGGTTGATCAGGTTAATAGCGGTAAAGCTACCTTGAATGATGTATCTAATGCCTTTAAAGGCAGTACAGAATTCTTAGGTACACAGCTTCGATCATTGAACTCGTTATGGGATGCTGAAGTAGCTAACCAAGAACAGCCTGGAATACAGTCTGACATTAAAACTGGTTCTGTAGACTTTGGTGGTAGGAACTGGACAGCCTTCAGAAGTCCTGATGGTGGTGTTCAAATCTCAACACTTAATGCGGATCAGAGTGGTATTGGTAGCGGACAATACAGGGCAGACTTCTTAGATCCTGATACTGGTGAAGTTACCACAAGAGTGTTGGATCGTAATAAGACAACTGATAGATTAGGTAAAGTACTGATAGGTACAATGGCTGCTTTGATTGCAGCACCACAGCTAGCTGGTTCTTTGTTCGGTACTGAAGCTGCTGCTGGCTTAGGAGCTGACTTAGCTGCTGGTGGTTTGTCCGCAGAATCATTAGCTACACTCAATGCTATTGGTCCTGGTGCTGTTAGTGAGATTATCGCAGGTACTGGTGGTTTACTTGATGCTGGTTTAGCTGCTGGAGGACTTCTTTCTGGTGGCTTATCAGCAGAAACATTAGCAGCATTAGACGCTGTTGGTCAAACAGCGATACCTGAAATTGTAAATACTACAGGTGGTTTATTAGATGCTGGTTTAGCAGCAACCGTCCCAGCTACAGTTACACCCCCTAGTGGTGGTCCTTCTCTTACAGTAACTTCAACACCTCTACCACCGCCGTCTATCATACCTCCTGAGATCATTGCAGGCGGTCTTGCAGCAACTACGTTGTTACCTACAGGGGAGGAAGCTTTAACCGATGTTATTACGAATACAGACAAGCTGATTACTACACCAACAACACCTACAGTAGTACCTCCGGTAGTACCACCTGGGACAACCCCTCCTGGGGTTACTCCGACAACACCTACTAACTTATTTGGTGATAATCCGTTAGGTAACTTACTAAAAACAATCGGTATCACTGATGCCGAGGGACTAAAGAGTTTATTTAGTACTGGTATTGATATGGCTGCTAGGAATACAGCAGCATCTGAGTTATCAACAGCTCAGACAAATATTGGGAAAGCATACAAAGATGCTGCTAGTAATGTTAGCTTTACTCCTTATGGTGTAACAACAAACTTATTTGGTACTTCGTTTGCTGACGGTACAATGAAGACTTCTCTCAGCCCTGATCAACAAACATTAGTAGATAATTTGTTAAAGGCTGCTTCAGGATCAGCACAGCAAGCACAGTTAACTAATGTTGATACACTAGCTCAGGACTATTACAACAAGTTAGCTGCTCTATCTAAACCAGAACAGGAACGTCAACGACTAGCCACTGAAGAACGCTTACGTGCTCAAGGAAGATTGGGTGTAAGTGGTTCTGCTTATGGTGGTACGTCACCAGAGTTGTTAGCTATGGAACAAGCTATAGCACAGCAGCAACTACAACGTGAACTACAGTCTAGGCAGGCTGCATTAGGTGAACGTGGTACACTACTAAGCCAAGGTACTGCTGCGCTACAACCTGCTGTTCAGTTAGGACAGTTCGGATCTCAAACAGCACAGCAACAGTTTGCTAATGACTTAGCAAGACAGCAATACCTTACAGGCTTACAGACACAAGG